GTATTCATGATCACTAAATTGTGCACTATTAATTACTGGGTTTACTAATAGCATTTTGCTGTATTCGCCGTTGCCCATACTGAATATTTCAATCTTATTAATAAAAGGCAAGCTGTTACCATTATCAAGACCATAACGTCTATTTAAGCTATAATTTGCATAAACATCATCAATGTTCCAAGTACTATTAATTGAATGGTTGCTATCGGCATTGTAATGTTGATTATATGCAATCCACATATTTCTGATGTTGTTGGCAATATCATCATGGAATTCCAATTTAATTGGTTGGTAAACAACACGTTTGTTTATAATACGTTTTCTATTATATTGGTTAAGTGTTTCTGTTTCGAATTGGGTTTCGGGCAAATCTGTTGATTTTACTAAAACACTAATATCTTTAGTCTCAATACCGCGAAACCTTCCAAGCAAGTTGTTGAAAGAAAGGCTAACGTGAAAATTGAACCCGGTATACGGTGTTTTTGTATAACCGGGTTCTTGTGTAAAGGTCTTTGCTGCATGATGGTAGTCGCGAAGAGCAAAGCCTTGGTTTCTTGGACTATTGAGATCGGCCATTTATGTCTTTCGTTAACTACCTGTTGAGTTAACACCCACTGTTCTAGTTACCTGAGTACCTACGCCACTGTCATCTGGCTTTTGTAAAGCATTATCAAATCTAAGTGTCATGCTAATAGTTGCAGGTTCACTGGTATTATATGCTAGTTGGTTGTAGTTTACATTTTGAACAAAACAGCCATACAGTTCCCAAGTTTCTAAAATACCTGGTTCAGACGTGCCATTGCCGCCATCGAGCATTTCAAATTTGGTTTTAAACTTATAGTCCATGCCACTTGCTGCACTAGCTTGTTCAAAAAAGTCAAACTGTCTTTGTAGTTGTTCGCCAACAAGTTTACTAACATTTCCTGCTGCATCATCACGAAGATTAACTGTAACGTCTTGCCATGTGTGACGTCCAGCAAGTCGTACTTTACTGTTGTACACATCCAATGTAATGTCATCAAAATCAACTTGTGGTCTTGATATATCCATAACTTGTTTAGTTAATTCGGTTGTTGGTTTAGACACACCAAAGTTTTCAAACAGTACTCTAAAACGATACTGTAACTTTGGCATTAATAGCCCCTGTGCGCTTGCGCTTTGATCTGTTGCAACAGGAACGGTAAATCTATTCAAACTTGCGACTGCCATTTAAATTTCTCCTAAAACTTTTTATAACAGTATTTATCTATTTCTTCAGGACAATTTCATCCTTGTTCTTAGATAGTTTTTATAAAAAAGTCAAGAAAAAACCCCTCATTGAGGGGTTTTAACTTACTATTGGTATATCTTTTAGTTTGCAATAGTTCCAGTATTTTGAATTCTAACCGGAATGTATATAAATTCTACTGCTTTAACTGGCTCAATCGCAACATCAATATAAAGTTCATTGCGATCAATCCGAGCTGGTGTATTGTTTGAATCATCACAAACTGCCAAATAATCATACAATGCACGTTTTGCTACTAGATCATTTAAGAAGCTATCAATGACACCTTTAACTTCGTCTCTTGTAATTTTATCGTTTGGTTCAAACAAGAACGGGCGCACTATTAGATCAAGTTGTAATCTTATAAATGCAGTAAGTCTAGCAACATTGACTCTATCAATGGCACTAGGTACAGTGGCTCTAGTTTTTTGTCCAAACGCAACGATACCAGTTTGTGAAGTTTGTACCAGTGGGTTAACTCGGTTTTCGTAAAGTGTATCTCTTACACCTTCACGTACACCAATTGACACAAACTCACCGTTACTGCCCAGATAACCTAATCTTGTTGCATTATCTATTGTACCACGACGTGTGCCAGCTGGCGCAAACCATGGATAGCTAACTTGGTCGCTACGGATCATCATACGCATAACAGCGTAACTACTTGGCATAGCAACACTATTTCCGCTTAGGTCAGACCCTAGAACTGATGGATACCAAACTCCTACGTAAGGATCTGATGTTACCAGTGAACTTTCACCGTCAGTTCCGTCAAGATCTGCGTTTGTTAACCAATTTGTTAATGCAGTGCCCTCGCTTGCTACACGCATAGGACTATCGCCAACTACAAATGCAGTTTGTTTTCTATCGTTATTTAACTGAACCATGTTTGATATTAGTTCTGGATAACCCGGTGCAGCAATTAGATTAAACTGACGCTGCTCTTCACGTATGGCTGTATTGCCATCAATTGCTGCTTTCATGGCTTTAGCAATAACATTGCGTTGTGCTTTACGTCCAAAAAACGCATGACCGTTTTCTCTTGATCCACTGATTGATACCCATGTATTTTTTTCAGTTGGCAATGTTTTACCAGCGTAGTCAACAGCATTAAAGTAATCAACACGGTACTCTTTAACATTAAAGTTACTTCGTCTTGTATTAACTAGTAACATTCCTCTTGGGTATAAACTTGCAGATGGTGCATCAAGATCTAAATAATCATTAGTTAACAATGATTTTATACTAGGTATTGTACCAGAGTTTACATCAGTGGTACTATCTCCCATAAATCTTGCATCAGCAAACAGAATACCGTTTTCGGTTGTTTGATCGGCTGTGTTAATTTCAACCCATTGGTCAACTAGCGAAACTAGTTCATATCTATAGATCTTAGGATAATTTTCTAGATCAGTTGTGTCGATCCAAAGATCTCCATATACCAATGCCGATTTGTCGCTTTGTTGTGTTGGTTCTGTTGCACTAAAGATTGGCCCATTGGGATCAGTATTGCTCAGGTTAAACCCTCTTGCATCAACGGTTACGTTGCTGTAACCTTTCCAATTGGTACCATCATGGACCATAATATCTGCTTCGCCGGTTTCGCCCCAATACCATTTTTGTTTATTTACAGGATCAACACCAGGAGCAGTTGCACTAATTTCTATTTCAGTGACTCCCCAATTACTAATGATAAGATCACCGAACGCATCTTCTCTAGCATAGTCGCTGTCGCCTGTAATTCCGGCATCTGCAAGGGGAGTACCACTTACTTCTGCTAATAGAATAACACCGCCAGCAGTATGAGAAATAGTAACTTCGCCTGTTGCAGCAACAGATGCACTAACATTAGTTAAGTTAGCAGCGAGAATATCTTCTACCATGCTAGCTGCAGTAGTACCAGTTAATGTAATAGTTGTTGCAGAAGGCATCGTTGACGAGCCAATTGCACTAGCACTAATACTAAAACTTTCGCCGATTACTAAAGTCGGAGTCGTGTTTGCTCCAGTGACTGTAACAATACCCGTAGCTAGTCTGTCGAGTACTTTGTAGGTTACTATATCGCCTTCGGTTGTATCATATTGAACAAATACTGTTCCGACTGCAATACCAGCACCGCCTCTTAGAGGATCATATGCAGCATTTGCACTTTCGCCGTTTTCATATAATGGTGCGCTAACTAATTCCCAATTACCAGTTAGTGCATTATAACGTTTCACTGAAAAACTTGCACCGTTATTAACGGCCGTTGTTTTAACCCAAACACTTTGGCTTGGTCTAGATTGACTGTCGCCTGATTTCCATTGTGGAATACTAGTGTGTGCACTTTGTTGCACTACTGGACGATAATATGTACCAGCTGTAATTTGTAAATCAGCTAATGGTGTTCCGGTGTCGTCTGAAATAATCATTGCGCCGTCTGCTGTAATACCATTACTAGCTGCAGTATTGTCAATAAAAATTTGTAGCTTGCCCGACACTGCACTTGCAGTAATACCACTAATACCTGCATTAACAATATCAGATGCAGTTGTTGTTACTGTTGTGCCAGTTAATGTTACAATAGTACCATTAATTTCAATTGATTCCGAAGAAGTCAATGCAGGATTTGTAGCACCGCTTGTTACAGCCGGAATACTGTTCATCCAAGCTGTACTTCCTACTAACACCCAATTATTACTTGAATTTTTATAGTACGTAGGCATTGCAGACTGTGTTCCATTTACTGCATAACTTCCTACTATGCCAATACTTGCCGATGGCACACCGCCTGATAAATCAGCAGTATTTGTAATTACAATTGGAGTAACAAGGTCAAATTCTTGATCTGTGCTATCCCATTTAAAAATACCAAATCGTGTTGTTGCTGTGTCTAGCCAGTATGTCATGTCTAGCGGAGCAGCTTCTGGTCTGCTGCTTGTTCCAATTAATTCACCAAGATCAACATCTGCTCTTAGCACATATGCTCGGCTAGTTGTACCAAGCAAACTGTACACAGTTTGTAAACCATATTCATTTAATTCATAACCGTGAATAGGTGTTCCACTTGTGTTGGTGTAAAATGTTGGTGTACCAAAGAAATTTACTACATCTCGTTGGCTTGTTAATACATAAAGATCGCCTGCATTTGCAGCAAGTGTGCCTGATGCAACCGTACCTTGGGGGGTAGTTTTGTTCTCCGCACTTGCAACAATTACAAGCGGAACAGTAGATACTGAGTTTGGAGCGTATTGACTTTCGTCGGTAATACTTACGTCGACTCCAGGAGATACTAATGCCATTTGTTAGTTCCTTTTTAAATATAAGTATATTTAGCCATTTATTCTTAAAATAGCGGTTTTTAATAGAACCTTTAAAACCTTTAAATAGTATTATGACATTAAAAAACTGCGAAACATGCAATAAACATCCTGTTACTGTAAATTATGTCCGAAATGGAAAAACTTACTATAGAAAGATATGCTATTATTGTACTAAAGAAAAAAAACAAGCCAAGCATCAAATAAACCAACAGTTGAAAAAAAGTGGTTATAGAAAAAAAATAACATGCGACAGATGCAGATTTGTTAGCAAAACACCAGATCAAATAAAAATACATTTTCGAGACGGTAATTTATACAATGCATCTTTAAACAATTTACGAAGTTATTGTATTAATTGTATAATTGAAGTTAAAAACAATCCTGCTGCAGACAAAAGATCTATTATAGCAGATTTTTAACTATTTCTTCTTAGGCTTTACTGGCTTACGTGCTTTGTTTAAAATTTTAGTTAGCAATGAGCTAGGATCAACACGTTTGGTTCTTTTTGATCTACGAGCTGCTCTTGCTGATGTTCTTGCTCTAGTTTTAGTCATCTGTATACGTTTAGCAATGTTAACTGGAGCAAAACATTGTGCCATATTACTTACACGTTTACCTGCTCTAGGCCCACTACTACAGCTAAATTTTTGTGTAGTACTTACGCCGCCGTTCTTATTTTTAGAGCGAGAAAAAATCATACTAGTTTCTGTTAGTTCAGCTTCGATTGATTTGTCAGAAAATTCATGTAATCTCATAATTTTATCCTATCACAAACCACATTGGTGCGCCGCCATCAACATAATTAGATAAATCTTGCAGCAATCTTTCTAATTCATTTTCTGCTTCAGCTTTAAGTGCTGCGCCATTAAGAACTGTGCCGCCTGATGGGCCTGCAACCGTGGCAAACTTTTCTCTGGCTTCGCCTAGTGATTTT